AAACATTGGATTCAATATAAACTCTTCTGGTGTTGAGGGTCTATCCCAATCTCTAAGTTCAGTATTCTTCTCTTCTTTATACCAATCTCTGACTAAACTCCAGCAATCAGTAACTCCCCAGACCCAAGGCCGACCCAATAAAGGGGGTTTATAGCCACATGGCTCACAATACCCCCATTGTTCTGTTTTTGGGTTAACAATATGCCACGGAAGATTACTTTGTTCGCAACTAATTTTATCTGCCTGACTAGGAATTGGAGGTGTTATGGGGTGGCTATGAACAACGGCTGTTATCTCTCCAGTATTATCTGCTTTTACATAATCTTCTGGGTCGATGATAAAACATTGATGATCTGTCATTGATAAATTACGACAAGGAAAATATTTTTCTTTTCCTCGAATATTTAGTAAAAGTCCGCAAGATTCTTTAGGATCTTCTCGTTGAGCGTGAAGTAATGCCTTATATTTCCAACTCATGCTATAAACGTACCAATGGAAGGAAATTCAGTTCTGGTGCATTGACGCATAGGTGCTCGTATTCCAGCAAGATCTAAAACTGAAGCAAGTTCAAATTGTACGACTTCTCTAGTTTCCGTTGCTTTTCTATCTATTTTGTAAATCTCTTGTGGAAACTCTGCTGTAGGATCAGGTGTTCCTAATGGATTTGTACTTCCTGGAAAGTTAACAGCATCAATATAACGTGCCAATGTTCTGATCCTTGTTACAGTAGCTCCCGTCAGATCATTCCCTGCCATAACCGTATTTACATTTAACAAAATAGCTGTGATAGTTCCAAGAGCATTACTGATAGTCAAAGTAGGTCTGGGAAGTTGACCTTTTTGAAACGCAAAACCTTCTGCCTCTATTGGCATCTTTAAATATTGATTGCCAGCCCAGATAATATCTCCGTTAGCGTTTAAATTCGTTCCATTATGGAATCTATAGGTCTGAGCAGAACCATGCAAAGTTGCATCTGTTGTTAATGTAAATAATTCAATTATTGCTGAAGGATTGATCTTTTGTAGATCAGTAATAATGGGAGCAGTGCTCATGGTTCAAATACTTCTCTAAATGTTGTCTGGATCGTTGCTCTATTGTTATATGGTATAGATTTTGACCAATTTTCGCAAACAAATTTTTGAGCAGCAGTTTCTCCAGGTGCTTCAAAATCAAAGCTGGCACTATCATTTGCACGGGCATCAAGGAAGGTTTCTATTTCGTCTGCCTGAGTTTCAGAAACTTCAAAGGTAAAATTATAAGTTTTTGGATTTTGATGTTCTGCTAATCCAAATAATATTCTATGTTCAAATCCATCAGCAAAACGAATTGTTCTGGTGTTTGGTGCGGATCTTTTTTGTTGTCCATATGTGGGTTTTATTGAGGGAAATGTAGCCATTATGCAAGCATACCTCCTGGTCGTTTTTGTTTAATTAATTCTGATTGTATCGCTGCCGAGATAATTCGACCAAGTTCTCTTCCCTGCTCTTCATCTCCCTCTACATTAGATCCAGAAGCATCTACATTTACAACTATATTTGTAGAACCGCCAAGTGCATGGTTTGGTGTAATTGTACCCGTAACCCCAGGTGTAAATAATTCTGGTCCACGCTCTCCAACTAAATGAGTTTTTCTTCCTCTGGCTATTCCTCCGTTAGCCAAACCGAAGTTTGGTCCTGCTGTACCTAAACCTGTTATTGGATCAAAATATCCTCCTCCACCCATCATGCCACCGCCACCACCAAATATTGAACCTAGCCCACCAAGTATTGAACCAAATAATCCACCGCCTCCTAGCGTTCCCTGTGGATTACCAAAAAATGCCATGTTAAACGCTGCATCTATGAGTTTGTTTAATACGTTGTTCAACATATCGTTCAATGTGGAAGTACCACGAATCATTCCCTGGATTCCCTGTGATATGTCAGTCGCTATTGTCTGAGACATTCTTTCAAAAGCTGCTGCTGTTTGATCTGCTAACTCTCTTTGCTTTTGTAATACTTGCAAATCTTTAAGTTTATTTCTTAAAGCCTCTTCGTCTTTTATGGCCCCTTGCTCTTTCATTTCAGCAATTTGTTTTTCTATTTCAAATTCTTCGGAAGTCATGTTAAAACTACGCTCCAAAAGTTGTATTTCCTTATCTATATTTTTAACTCTAGACTGTTGTATTTTGGCTATCATTTCATCGGCTTCTTTTTGCCTGTTCTTGTCATTTATAAGAGTTTGATTTTTAACAATTAAGTCATTTATAAGTTCTCTAGCTCTATCTTCATCTTCTCTTGTTACTACTCCAAAAATACCAGAACCTTTTTCTTGACCTAGAAGTGTGTTTATTAAATTTTCTCTCCCTTTAATACTAATTCCTGCAACAGCAGCACCAGTTTTAGATAATTTATTTCTCATTTCTATCAAATTTCCTATCGCTTTTCCTTCTGTGCTATCAATATTCTGACCTTGTACTTCTGCCTGTTTTAGTATGGTTGCACGTTCTAAACCTTGTACAAGAAATTTTCCTATACCTGAGTTTTCAATAAACATTGCAAATGAAGTTTTCATCAAAGTCATTATCCTTGCAAAGTTATTACCTAAATCTGTCATTCCCTGTCCGAATTTAGTTAAGGCATCTACTCCATCAGAACCTACAAGATTTATCATTTTTTGTCTTGCTGCTTCAAATGCTGCCTCCTCATCTCCTAGATTTTTAAGTGTTGCTAATTGTTTTTCGAATTCAGTTCCAGTTACCCCTAATGCTGCTGTAAGTGCCTCTACATTTTTAGTCGCTGGATCGAGTGCCTGTCCTAATTTTCCTGCCTCTATACCAAATTGTTGTAGTGGTGTTGCAATAGAAGTTGCAAGTAAACCTCCTGCAAAACCTCCCATCTGACCGCCAACTAATGATCCAACACCACCACCTAATGCACCAGCAGCACCGATTAGTGGTCCTTGACCAAATAACAGAGGAAATGCACCAGAGATACGATTTCCTCCTCCTGCTCTTCCACCTCCTCCTCCTCCACTTCTTTGTTTATTTATTGCATTAGCTGTCTGCTGTTCAACTCTTAACTGTTGTTGATCTACCTTTAACTGTTCCTGTTTTCTCTTTAATATTTTGTTTTCTAAACCAAGTCTTTGACCTGTCTTTTTTATTTTTTCCTGTTCATTACGAAGTACTGTTCTATTTGCTTTTCCACCTTGAGCTAATTTATTTAACTTTGATATACGCTTCTCAAGATTATTTAGCTGCTTATTAACAGTCCTGGTATTCAGTTTTATATTAACTTCGTAATTAGATGCCACTAATCTCGATAAAACATTATTTACAGTTTAGCGTACCTTACGATATTGAGCCTTCTTTTTTGCATCTTCATACGCTTTTTCCTCTCTTTCACTCTTCAATGTAAAATATGCGTTCCAGCCATACACTTCCTCTAATGTCATATTTTTCTTTAAATAATCCAATGTCATACCTAAATTCTCTGCAATAAAAAATTGAAGGTATAAATAATTATCCTTATCAAGTTGTGCTTTTTACGGCATCAGGGCTAACCTCCTCGCCCAATTCTTGCATCTTACTCATAAGTTCCAGTAAAACTGACAATGGAATCTCTCTTCTAAGACTAGGTTTATCTCCTTCAGCAAATAGCTTTTGTCCGCTTTCATCTTCTGCTTTGTTTATTATTACCTGTAATGCAAAATCTAAACTACCTTCTTCCTGTCCTTTATTAGTAGCTATTAAAGTAGCATTTATGGTATCTCTATC